AGGAGAACAGGGTGGTTTAGGTCAACTTTTAATTATGTTACTTATGAAAATGTTAGGCGGTGGTGGTCAAGGTGGTTACACCGCAGAACTTATTGACGTATCAGGCACCGCGAGTGAAACAACAACAGTAGGCGCAGGAGGTGCAGGAGGCGTTGGCGCGGCCACGGGAGCAACAGGCTCAACATCAAGTTTCGGTGCTTTTTGTTCTGCTACAGGTGGCGTAGGTGGCACATCTTCCGGTGGGACTGCGGGTGTACCAAGTTCAGGTGGTGCAGGTGGTGGTGGATCGGGGGGTGACTACAACCAAGTAGGTGCCCCTGGCTCTGTCGCTAGTGTGCCAGCAACACACCCTAGAGGCGGTCTTGGTGGCGGTGAGGGTGGTGGTGTTCCAGCAAATTCATATGATAGCAATGGGGTTGCAGCAACAGCAAATTCTGGTGGCGGTGGCAGTGGTTCACAGAACAACGCGACGACTGCCCGCAACGGCGGGGCCGGTGGCTCCGGTTATATCATCGTTTGGGAGTATTCATAATGAAATATGCACGCATCCAAGATGGCGTAGTTCACGAAATCATTGACGACGGCGGTAAAGACATCAGCGAGATGTTCCATCCTGATATTGTTGCAACCCTTGTTCCCGACGACGGAACGGCGGTTGTGAATGGAACATGGGACGGCTCTACATTTGGTCCTGTTCCGCCTCCACCTAAGCCAAACTACATGGACGACCGCCGCAAAGAGTATGGCCCAATCGGCGACCAATTAGACCAACAGTATTGGGACAGCGTCAACGGCACAACCGTCTGGCCTGACCACATTGCCAAAGTCAAATCCGACTATCCGAAGCCGACATGATCACCCAACCAGATCGCCATACTTGTCAATTGGAGGTACTTCAACTCATGAAAAACAACGAGAACGGATTTTTCAAGTTGGTCCGACTGTGGCCTATACTGCTCGCCATCGTCGCGGTGAGCGGGAGTATATATGTTATGGCTGATAGGGTTGATATCCTCCAAGCAACGACGATAGTGCAAGATGATAAGATTACTAACAACAAGGGATCGATAACTGAACTTGAAAAACAGACGGGCATCATCGAATACCGGCTCCAACGTGTTGACGATACGTTGGCTGAACAGCGCGGCGACATTAAAGAAATCTTGAGGGCAGTGAAGAAGCCGTGATGGAAGAGTTTGTTGCATTTTGTCTAGTTGCATTTTTGGCTGGAGATAGTCAAACCGTTCTCGAACAGCCGTGGCCGAAGTACCATACCGACATAAATATGTGTATGAGTGCGACTGGAGAGCTAGGAGGTAAACTCGCTACAGCATATGCGACTGAGAGCGTGGTCGTGGATATAACATGCGGCTGTCTCGGCAAGGCAGAGGCCCAGCGACTGGGCATCGTTCCCGCCGATGATGAGTCGAATGTGGAGATCAGGGATTAGATCATGCCAAGATTTTCCGCACGTTCAAATAGGAACCTCAAATCAGTTCACCCTGATTTGCAGACACTCTTTCGCATCACCGTCGAGGACTACGATTGCTCGGTGATCTGCGGCCACCGAGATCAAGTAGCACAGGATCAGGCGTACCATGCTGGCTTGTCTCAGGTGCAGTGGCCCGACAGTCTCCACAATAAAGTTCCCAGCTTGGCCGCTGACGTTGTCCCTTGGCCGCTCGATTGGAAAGACCGCGAAAGTTTTTATCACTTTTCTGGTTATGTCCGAGGGGTCGCCCAATGCCTGTTCGACAGTGGCAAGATGAAGTACAGGATCAGGTCGGGCGCGGATTGGGATGGCGACAAGAACCTCCACGATCAGACGTTCATGGACTTGCCTCATTTCGAGTTGATAGGAGTCGAAGATGAAACCACTGATACTTAGCTTCGCGATTCTGGTCGGCGGCTGCGTTCCCCTAGCCGCGATCCCGCCTCTTCTGATCACCGGCGGCGGCATCGCCGTGGACGCTGGCAAGAAGATTGAGAAGCTGGGCCTGTGAAATACAAGGACGGTTACAATTATCAGCTTGTCGAGACTATACGTTTTGATGATACCAACATTACGCCACCAGAAACGATCAAGACAAAGTACATCACGCTGGACAAGACAGGCACTCTCTGGATTAAGGCAGGATACTGTTGGGATGGGAGTTCGGGCGCAAGGGATGAGGGGATAATATTTTCCTCGACGATGGTCGCGAGTTTGGCGCATGACGCACTGTATCAGCTTATGCGGATGGAGCTGCTCAGTCCCGAGTGGAAGACCGACAGCGATATTCTCCTGATCACCTTGCTCGAGCGGTCAGGGGTCTGGCCGTTCCGCCGCTGGTATTTTATGCGAGCCGTGACCTGGTTTGGCGATAGCGCCATCGATCCTGAGAACGCCAAGAAAATTTTCGAGGTAAAATGAAAGGCCCCGCCGAAGCGGGGCCTAACATAACCGTCGAGCGCGCACGAGGCTAGATTATCGAGATCGATCTGGCGAAGCCAGGCCGGTGAGTGATGTAGCCTCGATCAACCAGGGCGATGATCATGCGGTGGACGTTTGACGGCACCGTCTCGCGGATCGCTGCGAGCTCCTTGATCGAGGGACTGTATCCATGCTCATCGATGTAGCTCTTGATGTTGCCGAGCACCTCCGCCTGGCGCAGAGTCAGGCCCTGCTTCCTGATGACGGTGCCGCACATCGGGCAAGTGCTTTCCATCACGCCGCCTCCTTCTTCGCCTGGGCGCCGAGCTTTCTGTTCAGCTTTTTCCGCCAATCGAAGAGCTTCTTCTTGCCGGCGGCGGGGATGGCGTCGAGCCCAACGAGGTTCGCTTGCTCGAATGCCTTCAGCCTGGTCATCTTTTCGCGGCTCGGGATGCCCTCGATCTCCGCCTGGAACTTGAGCTGCTTGAGGTATTCCTCATAAAATTCCTTATCGGAATCGAGATCGTAGTGCTCGAGGCCTCCATCGTGCTCCCCATAGAGGGGGATCGCCAGGTGATAGGCCCCAGGAGAGCCTATGTCGTCCTCTGAGGCCGATGTTTTCTCCGCCGGGGCCTCGGGTATCGGAGCTTCCTCGACGGCCACAGGCGGTTCACCTAGGGGCTCCGATTCTGGAAAGAGCTCATCAAGGGACTGAGTCGGAGGCTCGGCGCCCTTGATGCCGGCGACCTCGTTCTCATCGAGCCAGCCGAGGCCGCAGATCGACAATGTGACGCGACGCTTCGCCTTGGTCATGGCCTTCGCCATCGCGTTGGCCTTCGCCTCGCCACGCAAGCCGGCGATCATCACCGATCCGATGTCTTCATCCTGGCGACCGGACTTATCCTGGGCGCTGACATGAACGGTGAAGAGGCCATCGACCAGGCTCTTGTCGATGACCTTGATCGAGACGCCGTGGATCGCTCGGAGCTGGTCGGCACAAGTGCGGAGTGCGTACAGCGTGAGCTTCCCGTTGAGCTTGATGTAGTCGAAGGGCTTTGTGAGCGGGTTGAGGCCGACCGACTCGCAGACCTGTTTGTAATATGCGACGCGAGCTGCGGGTTCGAGGTTCGCCAGGTCGCCCTGGATCACCACTTGTTCGAGGACATCGCCGGCGCCCTCGATCTTGGCGAGCTGTTTACTTGTCATGTTTTTTCTCCGTTAGAGTGAACCGGCGGCTGCTGCTCGCCGGCTTGACATCGGTAACCTTCGCAGCCTTTGCTACCAGGTCGGGCGTCAGTTCACCGAGCTCGATCGAAACCATCGCCGGCCTGGCTTTAGCTTCTCTTGTCGTCCAGTTGATCTCATGGTCGGGGAGCTCGATCTTCTCGACGCCGGCCATGATGTTGCAGATCGCGAGTTGCGCTGCCTCCTTCGAGGCCTTGCCATTCTTCTCGACGATCTTCGCCTGGTGATAGTCGTCGGCCAGGTGCATGAGCTGGTCGCGATCGTTGGCATCGAGGGGGCAGTCGTCGTCGATGGTCTTGGTCGTCAGATCGTGGACGCCTGGCCGCTTGTTGCCGGCGACGGTTTTGTTCGCCTCGGTCGTCGTCAGCGGAGGGTAGTCGGTGTCCTCTTCCATATGTTCCCAGAAGATGCAGACGGC